TCAACTGCTATTTTATTTTCTTTGTTAGTATCTGGAAAACAAGAATCGGGTTTACCTAAATGAAAATCTTCATTTTTATCTGCTTTTTGAATTAATTTAAATTCTTTTAATTCATCATTTGCGTTCTTCTTTGTTAATATTTTTGAAACTTTGGTTGGGTCTGGATTGTATGGTTTATTTTTACATTTCAAAGGAGGGTTATGAACGCATCCATAAGACCCTTCACCTACCTTTTTGGGATTTGACATTTGATATATATATATATAATTATATTTATCAAATAATTGTTTACACTTTACCTTGTAATTCATCTAACTTTAATTCAAGATCTAATATTTCATTATCACTTAAAATACCTTTCTTTTTACCATCCTTTATTTTCTTTTGAATATTTTTTATTTCTTTTTTCTTATCTTTTTCACTTAATTCTACTTTCTTTTCAACCTTAATTTCGTTACCTAACGCATCAAATACAGTTTTATTCGCTTCTTGGAATATATCATCTTTTTTATTTTCTTCTTCTTTTGATATAGATTCACCTTCTCTACGAAGTCGTCCTTTTTCCATAATCCATTTTTCTTGTGTAACCGCATTAGTAAATTCTTTGTTATGTGAAATAATAACAACACCTCCCTTAAATTCGTGAATAGCGTTTGTCAACGCTCCTAAACCATCTCTATCTAGATAGTTAGTAGGCTCATCTAATATAATCAAATGTGGATTTTGCCATAAAGAAGCTGCCAATACAACCTTTACTTTCTGACCCCCAGATAATGATTTAATTAGCGTATGATTAGCTTGCTCTGGGTCAATTCCAAAGTTAGCAAAATGCTTTTCAATATCCTTTGTAGTAAGTGTTTTTGATACAAGACCTTCTTTTACAGCTTCTTTTTCATCATGACGTTGGACTAATTTTGTTGCGCCCATTTTAATAAGAATATCACGTTTAACCCACATAGTATTTTCTTCTGACATTCCTTTCCATTTTACTTCATATTCTTTCATTTTAATTGATTTATTTTCACGCCTCTCCAATATAGTATCAACAGTTACTGCTCTTTCTTCTTCCTTAGGAGTGCTACAAGCTCGTAATTCCAGCAAATCACCGCCAGCATAAATAAAATACTTCATAATTTTCTCATCTTCGTCCGCATCCTTGTTAATCATATCTACACCTTCTTTATCTTCATTACCCGCAAAACGCCACATAATATATTGAGTAGGGGTTTTATGTAAGTGTTTTTCCAAGTGATGAAAAGCGTGTTGTGCAATATATGCTACACGTAATCCTGGATGTTTTGTAACTTTACCTTGTGTAGTTTTTAATTCGCCTATCAAAATTTTAATAGCAGTTGATTTACCAGCGCCATTTGCACCGATAACTCCCACTCTTGATACGCGAGAACATTCAATATTAATATCATAAATTGTAGGTGTATCTCTGGTAGGATATTGAAATGTAACATTTTCCATTTTCAATAAGGTCTTTGATAAACTTTTTACACCTTCTAATGGAGTTGGTTCAGGAAAAACGAATTTAACTACATCATTTTTTAGTTCAAAATAACCTTTCTTTTCAGGAAATGCTTCTACAAACTCTTGTAACACTTTTCCTTGACTACCAGAAAACATCTTTAATTTACGATTTTGGAAATCAATAATATGAGTACACATTTCATTTAAGAAAGATGAATCGTGTGAAGTTGTTATAATTGAACCTCCACCAGTCATAAAATTCTTTAACCAGTTTTTAATCCAAGCAATATTAGTAACATCCAAATGTCCGGTTGGCTCATCCAACATAAGAATATCAGCATTCATCAATGTAGCCGCACACAATTGCATTTTCATTTTCCAACCACCAGAATATGTTGTTACACCCATTTCCATATCAGCAGCACGGTCCTTACCTATATTCTTTTTTCCATTACCAAAACCGATTTCTTCCATAACTACCTCGACTTGTTCTCTAGTTACATGTGGTTCCATCTTATATATTACATTACAACAATGAACTACCCAATCTACACCACATAGATCTATATTTAAAATAGGAAATCCTTTATCATCTTCACCTACCTCCATTTCCGGGATTTCGTGTTCTACAAAAATTGTTTTCAATTCATCTTTCTTTGGAAATCCTTCAACTTGTTCGTTAGCAATCGCACGCATAAGTGTTGTTTTACCACAATTGTTTGGACCTAAAAGACCGTAAAAACGGTTTTGCTTTAAATGTAGATTTGTATTATTCAATAAGGTTAACGCACCATAAGCTAATGAAAAACTACCTTTATATAAATCTTTTCCTTCTTCTGTATCTTCATATACATCTTCCTTTACTATAAAGAATTCCATAGAACTTTTCAATATGTTTTCAACAATATCTTCCAATACCTGATTATCTACGTTCATATACTTGGTAAATGTTTGTAGCCATTCATCACGCTCAAAACTATTACTATTACACATATTTGTAATTAGAAGTGCCAAATAATCTAAATTCATATCGTTCATTGCTATATTGTTTTCACTTATATGTTTTGTAATAGCTTCTACAAAATCCTGCTTTTCTTTCATAAATTTGGTTGTTTCATCTACCGAACAACAAGACTTAAGTGTATTTAATGATTTATTACTCATCTTCCTTGCTTCTGGGTCACTAATTGTTTCAGTGCAATATTCCATCTTTGTTTTTAATGTGCTATAAAATGGAAGAATTTCTTTAGGATGCTCGATTAATTTACACATATTATCAACAATTACACAAGATAAACGTTTTGTAGCCGTTTTTTTATCTATCAAACCACGTTGAAGTATAGGCGTAATTAATGACAATGCTGGTGCTTCTACATTTTGGACGAATACACAACTTGCTAATGATTCCACGCAATCATATATACTGGTTGGGTCTTTTAAACCTTTCAATACTACTGGTGTAAAACTATCCAAATCGTTATTACCACTGCATTTTAATAATACTTCCAATATATTAGAAGCTTCTGTTTTTACAGATTGATTCACATCATTTACGTCTGATGAAACAATGGGAATTAATTCAGGCATAGATATTTTTATTTGTTTTTGATTTTTAGTGATTAGAGTTTTCAAAGCAACATATGCGTATTGTTTTTCAAATCTAACAGGATTTTTAATGTAACTACATAAAATATCACAAACGTAAGGAGTAGACCACGGATGAATAGTATTAATAATATCATTCATCATTCTTTCCGAATGACTGAAATAAGGTCGTTTATTCTTCAACTTGTAGATTTCAAAAATCTGTTGTATTAGGTTAATCAAATGTAAATCATGAATAGAACTCCATTCTATAGTATTATCATCTTGATATAGATTTTTTATATTATCGCAAAAAGCATCAATATCTTCTACTTTATTTGTTACGGAAATATTCTGGAAGAAATCCATAACACTACTTTTATTAATAGTTTTTTTCTATATTATTTATGCTATAAAATTGATTGTTTAGTAATGCATTAATATCAAACTATATTAATAATGAAACCAACTATTATCCCCGGCTATAAAGGCGTAATGCCATTGGATTTAAGTGGTGTTGACCCAAAATACCACGAAAATATGATTAAACAACACCAAGAAGACATAAAAGAATATCAGGAATATCAAAAAGATTTACCCAAGAAGTTAAAATATGAAAATACAACCGAGAAAGCTATGAATTTATTAAAAAAGGATAGAGAATGGATAGCAAGGATTGCCAATAAAAACCGTTTGGAAGAAATAGAAAAAGACAAAAAATACTTCGAAGGAAAAATACGATATTTACAATATCAACAATTTAAATAATTTTACGCGGAAGAAGTAAAAATAAAAGTCCGGCGAGGTTTTGAAAATTGGACATTTTTAAAATGTCCAAAATCGATTTTGTCAAAATAGTTTTGTAAAAACACTTTTCAAAAATGGAGGTTCATAGCATATTGCAGGTATTTTCATTTTTTATTGAAAAATATGACTGCATACAATTTTAAGTATTTTACGCTGAAAATGATTTAGAGAACTTTTTGTGTTCTATATTATATAGAATATTTAGAACATAAATGGTTCCAAAAAGTTCAATAAAATATGAATGTAAATTATGTGATTATAATACAGTCAGACAAAGTCAATATGATAGACATTTAAATACTGCAAAACATCAAAATAGAACGATTCGAACAGAAAAGGTTCTAAAAGGTTCCAACTTATTTGAATGTGATTGTGGTAAGGTATATAAAGCACGTAATAGTTTATGGTATCATAAACAGAAATGTAATTACAAGAATGAAGATGTAGTAGAATTAAACAATACGGTGAATACTGAAACTATAGATTCAGGATTAATAGTAGAATTATTAAAACAAAATAAGGAACTACACGAAATGGTTATAGATTTAGCAAAGAATTCTGGTAATACTACTAACAATACTACAAATAATAACAACACAAATATAACTAATAATCGGTTTAACTTAAATGTATTTTTAAATGAGACTTGTAAGGATGCTATTAACCTGAATGATTTTATTCAATCTATCGAATTGAATGTAAATGATTTTATTAACACAGGAGAACTAGGATTTGTAAAAGGAATATCAAATATAATGGTGGAACGCATACGAGATATGGAACCACATACAAGACCAATTCATTGTACTGATTTAAAACGAGAGGTTGTTTACGTAAAAGATTCAGATAAATGGGCGAAAGAAGATGAAAACAAGACTCATTTAAGAAAGGCAGTCCGTATAGTAGCAAATAAAAACAAGGAACAAGTCCATCCTTGGAGGGCTTTAAATCCAAATTCGGATATATTGGATACACCTGAATGTGATAAGTTTTTTGAATATACAAAAGCATCATTGGGTGGATATGGAAAAGAAGAAGATATGAAATTTGAGAACAAAATCATCAATAATATTCTGAAAGAAACAGTTATTGATAAAAATGATAGAATAAGTAATTAGTTTGAATACCCTATAAATAGTATTTTTGTAAATATATTATCAAAAATGTTATTTGCTTTATTATTGAATTTATGTATGCTAGTAAATACTTTAGATATGATTCATCTAAATACTAGCAATTTAATAACTGTGAAAGGACCAATTACTGATGATTTAGCCACACAGTTTGTGTATGAAATCAACCAAAAACAGGAAAAAAACGATATATATGTATTTATCGATACGAATGGTGGTTCTGTTGATGCTGGTAATCAAATAGTTGAAGAAATAGAGAAATATGAGTTAAATTGTATAGCCGCACGGGCAATCAGTATGGGTTTCATTATTTTACAGTCTTGTAATAAACGATATATCACAAAATATGGTTTTTTGATGCAGCATCAGATGAGTTATGGTGTAACCGGTGAAAAAGAACATATAGATAGTTATGTAAAATTTGTAAATGGAATATCAGACACATTACAACAAATACAAGCTGATAAAATAGGTATACCAAGGGAAGAGTTCAAACAAAAAACGTTAAATGATTGGTGGTTATTTGGTGAAGATGCGGTTACCCAAAACTGTGTAGATGAAATAGTAAAAGTATCTTGTTCGTCTGAATTAACAAATCAAACATATACAGAGGATAGTGGTTCTTATACTTATACATACTCAAAATGCCCTTTGGTAAAGAACCATGTAAAAAAGAAGAAAAATAAGAACGTGAATATAGAAGATTTCTTCTACTTTGTATAAGAAAAAACTTATGGAAATTATATAAAGTTATTATTTTATAAATTGTAATGGAGAAATCTATAGACGTAAAGCATCTAGAACAATTGAAAAATGACATAGAATCATTAAATAAATTTCATCAAGTGGAAATATTAAAGATATTTTCAAAGAATTTATGTAAGCTGAATGAGAACAAAAATGGAATTTTCATAAACATGTCGTTTCTATCAAGTGAAGTAATCGAAGAATTAGACAAATACCTAGAATATATAAAAGAACAAACAGAAGCTATTCAGACAGTAGAATATCAAAAGGAGGAGTTTAAAAATATTCTCGACCAAGATGAAATTGAGAACACTATTGCCTATAGCTCAATAAATTAATTTTGAAAAAAGAATAAAGACAGCATATGTATTATATATAACTATGTCTAATTTTTGCAATAACCTATTTTTTTATGACAATCCACCAATTGAATTGTCACAAATTATTACAGACTTAAATCCATATATGTATACAAATAATACAAAAACGCCAGATAAGTCAAAATCTATAAATACAGTTCCTCCACCATCATTAAGTATAGTAGAAAAACCTAATCCAAAACCAATGATGGAATTAATAATACCCAATCAAAAAGATACATTATTCTGGTGTCTATACATTGTAGCGAATGGATATAACGATTTTCAACAAATTACAAGAAATCATCGTGTTCGACAATTAGAAGTTCAGAAATTAGTAATCGATCATATAACCAAGGATAAAAGTGTAATGAAAAATACAAATATGAAATTTACAAATGTGGCTATACAAGAACTAATGTCAGATTTGTTAGGTTTAACCAAAGGAATTAGTTATCAGGTAATGATGTCACTCTGTGTTTTTTACAATATAAATATCTATATGATTGACAATAACAAAAATGTATATTTGAAGTTTATTTCGAATACAGATGTAGAATTACCAATATACGCAATATATCGTAATGAAAACAATGTGTATAGTGTTGATATAGAAGAAATAACAAAGGATAAACAAGAAAGCATAGAAAAGATGATATGTTTAGACAGTTATTTGAGACCATTAAAGACGATTTCAAATTATAAAATAATTGAACTAACGGAATTTGCGAAACAATTGGGTTTACTAGAAGATGATAGAAAATACAAAAAACAGGAATTATACGAAATGATTTATAATAAAATTCGTTGGGATTAGATATACAAAATTGAAATAGATATAAAATAATATATGAATTTATATATATTATATTATGACCGAAAATCAAAACAGGGTAACTTCGAATATGGAAAATACTGAACCAAAAACGACACGGACATTGAAACAAAAGAAGGAAGATTTTGAACGTATTGTAGGTCAGTATTTAGAAAGCAATCCTATACTTCATTTGAATAATAAAGAAAGTGAATTGGAAATACGTTTCGGCACAAATCCAAGAATATCAAAACCTATCAATAAAATCAATTATGATAATGTAGTAAAAAGACTATATTCCTGTGGATTTAAACCTGAAAATACCCGTGGAAAGCAAATACTACGCATACAAAATGAATATATTGATAATCGTACCGGTCAGCTTAAAATGTCAAATATCCGTGCTGAAATAGTAGGAACAGACCTGATACAAGAATATTGTCGAACAAATAATATTCAAAAAGTGATTGATATGCCATCTACGCTATTCAATAAGATAAAATTTACACAAAAGAATTCAGCAATGGATAAAGACGGAAAGTTCATACGTAAATTAGATATGGAGGATTTTAATTTTCGAGTATCATATCAAACAGAACAGGATTTTAATATACAATCCGGAGTTGCAAAGAATATTGTATCAAAATGGACTGATTCTAAAAAGATTTTCCGTTCAATGAATCGTGTAAGATTTTATCACGATGAATATCCAATAGTTGCTGATATTAGTATTGTAAAAGGTTCAAAACGCATGAATAATATTCCAGTTCCTCAATATACTATACAAGAAGCGGAAGTATTTACAAATCAAGAAACTTATGAAATCGAGTTAGAAATTGATAATAAGTTAGTAGGAACCGGAACAAAATACGATAATGTATCTTCTTTAATGGTTGATTTACGTAAATGTATTCGTATAATATTAAGTGGATTACAAGAAAGTAAATATCCAATTTCTTATACGGAACAAAATCAGATATTAGAATCATATATGAGCTTAATTCGCGGTAAAGACTACCAAATGAAACGAGTTTATCCAAAGGATTTCATAGGTCCTGGTTCATTTACATTACAAATAGAAAATATTATTGAACCAAAAGAAGATAGCACTATTGTCAATGTGCGAAATCATTATAGTGTCACAGAAAAAGCAGATGGAGAACGTAAGTTATTGTATATTTCAAACAATGGAAAAATATATCTAATTGATACCAATATGAATGTAATTTTTACGGGTTCTAAGACAAATGAAAAAACCATATTTAATAGTTTACTAGACGGAGAACATATTCGTGAAGATAAACACAATAAATATTTAAATTTGTTTGCTGGGTTTGATATATATTTTGTAAATGGTAAGTCGGTAAGAGAATATCCATTTATACAATACTTAAATGAAGAAGAAATCCAAGAAACTATAGAAAATGATAAAAAAGTGGAAAATAAGTTTCGGTTAGAACTATTAAACCAACTCATTGAATTGATAAAACCAATATCCATATTAGAAACATCTAATAATGATGAAGTCCAACCAAAGGAAAATAAACGCTCATCTGATTTTATTGTAAAATGTAAAAGTTTCAACACAACAATGGATTATGGAAATATATTTGCAGCGTGTTCTAAGAAATTGTCAGATATAAATGATGGATTATTTGAATATAATACCGATGGTTTGATTTTTACACCTATGGATTTACCTATTGGTGGAGATAATAGAGGAGGACAAGCAGGACCATTATATAAATCTACTTGGGATAGGTCATTCAAATGGAAACCGGCAGAATTCAACACTATAGATTTCCTCGTTTCAATAAAAAAAGATAAAACTGGTCGTGATGAGGTTCATCATGTATTTAACGAAGGACGTAACTTGGAAGGTAACCAAGAAGTAACTCAATATAAAACGCTTATATTAAGATGTGGTTTTGATGAAAAAAAGCACGGTTATTTAAATCCTTGTCAAGATATTTTAAATGATAAATTGCCATCGGTAGATGATATTGACAATGAAGAAACTTATAAGCCAGTTCCCTTTCAACCAACAAACCCATATGATGAAAACGCTCATTTATGTAATATAATATTGAAAGGTAATGAAAATGAAATGTTTATGATGACAGAAGAAAATGAATATTTTGAAGACGATATGATAGTAGAATTTAAATATGTAATGGAAAATGAAGAAGGTTGGCGTTGGGTTCCATTGCGTGTAAGATATGATAAAACTGCCGAATTACGTGCGGGTTTGAAGAATTATGGTAACGCTTATCACGTAGCGAATAACAATTGGCATTCTATTCATCACCCAATTACAGAATATATGATTTCTACTGGTGAAAATTTGCCCGAATATGAACCGAGTGATGATGTATATTACAACCGTTCAAATGACGAAACAAATACAAAAGGACTTCGTGATTTTCATAATTTGGTTGTTAAAAAGAATTTGATAATGAGTGTTTCTGAGCGTGATGATACGTTAATTGATTATGCTGTAGGTAAAGCTGGAGATATGCCAAAATGGATACGTTCAAAGTTGAAATTTGTATTCGGTATAGATATTTCAAAGGATAACATTCATAATCAAATCGACGGTGCTTGTGCTAGATTTATAAGAGCAAATAAAAAATATTCAAAACTACCCAAAGTATTGTTTGTTACCGGGAATAGCAGCTTAAATGTTCGCAATGGTGATGCTGTAGATACTGATAAAGATAAACAAATAATAAAAGCAGTATTTGGAAATGGACCAAAGGATATATCATTATTAGGTAAGGGTGTATATAATCAATATGGAGTGGCTGAATCGGGATTTAATGTAAGCTCTTGTCAATTTGCTATTCACTATTTCTTTGAAAACAAAACAACTTTTCATAACTTTATTCGTAATATAGCAGAATGTACTAAGATTAATGGTTATTTCATAGGAACTTGCTATGATGGAAAATATGTATTTAATATGCTTTCCAATAAAAATAAAGAAGAAGGTATTACAATTACTAAAAACGATAGAAAAATATACGAAGTCACGAAGATGTACGACCAAACTGGATTTCCAGATGAAGAGATGAGTTTAGGGTATGCTATTAACGTATATCAAGAGAGTATTAATAAAGTGTTCAGGGAATATTTGGTTAATTTTGACTACTTTACACGTATAATGGACGATTATGGTTTTACATTAATTACCGATGAAGAGGCTACCGCAATGGGATTGCCTAGTGGTTCGGGTATGTTTTCAGAGTTATATAGTGCAATGGAACAAGAAATACAACAAAATCCTCAACGTAAAACAGATTATGGAAGTGCTTCTTATATGTCCCCTGAAGAAAAACAAATATCATTTATGAATCGTTATTTTGTATTTAAAAAGGTTCGTAGTTTAGATGTTAAAAAGATGTCGGATATTATTTTAAACAAAGAAAAAGACACCAGAACAATTGTAGATAATATAATGGAAGAAGAGGAAACAGAAGAGAAAAAAGAGAGTGAAAAAGAAGCAGACACCGAAAAGAAAACCGAAAAGAAAGCCGAAAAGAAAAAAACAACAAGAAAAACAAAAAAAAGTAAAATTATTTTGTAAAGCATAGATTGAAACTTAACTTTGAAATAAAGAAACAATATAGAAATATAGATATTATAATAATTAGCTTGAATTGTTATAATATATACATGTCATATTATCAATTACCACGTACAAATTTTTTAATTCAAAATCATATAGATTATATAGTATCTGAAAATAATCCAGATATATTTATTTCAAATTCATTAGCAACCTACTTGTATGAAATAAAAAAAAGAATAGATATGATAGAGCAAGAATGGGATATTCACAAAAAATATACAAATCCATATGAATACATACATACTCTTATTCCTAATAGGAAGAAATGTGTATCCAAATATATACCACTTTCAAGATCATATTTTAAAATGTTAGAAATTATTAATACATTTGATTTGAAATTTGATTCCAAACCGATTAAAACGTTTCATTTGGCAGAAGGTCCAGGTGGTTTTATAGAAGCAATCGCTAATAAACGTAATTGTAGCTATGATAGTTATATAGGTATGACAATATTGGATGATAAAAATGATCCAAATATACCCGCTTGGAAGAAAACTGATGCATTTCTTAAAAAAAACCCAAATGTGAAAATAGAAACCGGTAAAGATAAAACTGGAAACATTTTGACATTAGAAAATTTTGTATATTGTAAAGAAAAATACGGTTCTTCTATGGATTTTATAACAGGTGATGGTGGATTTGATTTTTCTGAGGATTTTAACAGTCAAGAAATACATATAGCAGATTTGTTAATGGCACAAGTATTTTATGCGTTAATCATGCAGAAAAAAGGAGGTAGCTTTGTTTTAAAAATATTTGATTGTTTTATGAACCACACCATAGATTTATTATATATATTGTCTTCTTTTTATGAAAGTGTCTATATTATAAAACCATATACAAGTAGGTATGCTAACTCTGAAAAATATGTAGTATGCAAGAATTTTATTTATGCAAATAGTAATAGTTATTATGAAATATTGTATGAGACTTTTAATAAAATGGTAGATAATAAGGGTGAAAAAAAGGTCCTACGTTTTTTTAACATCCCATTAAATTATAATTTTGTAATAAAAATGGAAGAATATAATGCTGTTTTCGGGCAACAACAAATCGAAAATATACATTATACAATTTCATTAATAGAAAATAAATTTAAGCAGGAAAAAATAGATAAATTGTTAAAAATAAACGTATCAAAATGTATTTATTGGTGTAATAAACATTATGTTCCTTGTAATAAAGATTTATAAATTTTACATTTATGTTATTGTAAAATTTATCCAGAAATAGAAACATTCAAACAGTGCTTTAATTCGCCAGTTGATGTAACTACAGGTGTTTTTGGTAGTGGATAACCAATTTTATCTTTAATAGTATATCCATTACTAGGGACACCATAAGATAAAGCATTCGCTACGTGTAATCCATAAGCATTGCGGTAAGTAGAAGCATTATTCGTAATTGTATTGTATTTTAATCTCGCAACACGAGAACTGGAAGAAACAGCACCTTGTTGAGCGTATTGATAATTATTAGGTTTATAATATACACGATTATATCTTGGTTGGATATAAGGTTCAGTAGTAGACGATACTACATAAGTTTCAGTAGTATTAGCGGGTGGATAAAATCCAACAGCAAATCCAATAATATTTTTATATTCATTATCTAATACCTCAATTTGTGGAATTTGTTCTGAATTAGGCACATTCCAAACAGGTGGTCGTGTTTCGTTTTCAGTTCCATTTTCAGTTATAGTTACACTTCCAGTTTCAAATATAGGTTGTGTTAAGCCTTCATTGTCAATAATTTCTTGCGAAATAGGTTCGATTTGTAATTCTACCAAGTTAGTATTTGAATTAAAAACAAAATTTATAAAAAATCTCTTTGATTCATTTCGTGAATCAACAAAATAATGCTCGTTTATAATCATTTGGGCGTGGAGAGCATTATTTATATCACTTACATCATAAAACCCTTTTTCTAAAGTAACTGTGAAATTACCATATTGTCCTGCTGGTTCATCAATTATATTACCATCTCCATCAACCGGTTGGCTTCCAGTATTAGCATAAGTAGGATTACCCGCAACCCAACGATAGCTAAATGTTGTATTTGTTGATACGTAATATCTTTTACAATCGGTAGTATTGTTTGTTGTATAAATATTATCTATTGATAAACTATCACCAGGAGTGGCTGTAGAATCGCCTTTACGAACATAATGATAATTATTTTGGGCGTATGTTTTATTTCTACTATTTAAATATTGTCTTGTGTCGGTATAATATTTTTGTTTACCGTTTGATAAATCAAATTCCTTTTTTATCATACCACTGCTTCTTAATCTACGTCTGGCGTTTGTTTCTGGTGTTCCAACAACACATTCCGAAGCACAATAACCTATATTTTGACTCTTATTTGTTGTTAAATTAAAATCCACGATGTTAACTAAACCACTACAACTGATACCAGATGGATTGACGATTGAACCTCCTGGTCTATTTAACTCATTTATAGTTGTTGTGTTACGAGTGGTATTACAATCACCACTTGCGATTTCACGACGATACATCTTTAATGGTAGAGAAGAGAATATGTTATTACCTAATGAATAATCCATATTAGTACCATTTTTTTTAATATGACTTACTATTTGATTAAAAGTATATCCTTTCCAAGGAATTATAGGAATAGAATTCATTGCTATAGTTGACATTAGTATATAATAATATATTATATTATAATAGAAAAAACTGGTAAAATAGAAGATATAATTACTAAACAAGTTAAATATATAATGACTATATGTTTAACGATGAATATTGTATTATATAAAGGAGAATTCAATCTAGAAAATATTAATTTATTAAAAAAGAAGACCAATACAGTGGTGAATGGCACGTTTTCAAAGTTTACATATTCAAATGAATACTTTATAATGAGTGGATTGTATTTGGAATTTAAAATCCATAATATGAAAATAAAAGATGATAATAAATCGATAAATATTAATTATCAACCATATGATACTGAAAATATAGATTATTTACAATACATTTCGAATGTTGAATTGAGATTATTAGATTACTACAATAAAATTCATAATATCAATAAAAAATCTGTTAATATTTTATCAAAGAAATTGTATTCTGGTAACCTGAAAGTAAATATATTCGATTGTAAAGACATAATTAATGTGATAACAATAAAAATTTCTGGAATTTGGGAAACTGAAAATGAAGTTGGATTAGCCATAAAGTTAATATATAACGTAAATTATTAGAACATCATACCTGTTCTTCTGGTTGTAGTGCGTAAAGTGTAAGATGTATTTGTAACATTTGGCTTATTTTCTAAAGAAAAATTATTTACATTTACAATATTATCTTCTTCATTGATTGTATAATTTAATTGATAAATAGTATTGAATCCATCAACTCTAGGTATATTATATTTTGAAGGGATTCTATTTTCCAAACTTGTGTTATCATTTAACTTGAGAATATGCCCGTCTTTAAAATTAAAAAATTGCGAATAATCTATATTTAATTTTTGGGCTAGAGCTCTAGTTTGAAATATGATATCTTCATATCCCCATTCCCATACATTTGGAAATCCTTTTGTTTTTTCAAAATCACTCGCCTTTATGGAAAATATTCCACCAAGTGCGTATTTAAAACCATAAAAATGTTTGATTACTCCTTCAGTAGTTTCATAATTGATAGTTGTTTTGTTATATGGCATTACATCTACATCATTAAAAACGAGTGTCATATTTTTATAAAGAGTGGGATATTGATTTTTAACAATAGAAAACCCAATGTTTTTCATAGCACCTCTATTAAATTCTCGTGTATCGTTTTGTTGTATGTAATATATTTTATAATAAGAATCGGGGAAATCTTCTAATATTTTTAACATATGTGCGGCAAAAAAGGAACGTTGTTGGCTTCTATCACGATAAGGAACAATAAAGATTAATTTGGGAGCATTTAATTTAAATCTTATTCTTGCTTTTTCTACACGTTCTTTTCGTTCGTCAATTTTAACTTCAGAAATAGTTACTGGTTCTGCTTTTATAGTTTCTTCTGTTTTTATAACGGCTTTCTCTACTTTTTCTTCTTCTTCATCATCGGAATTAATAACATCATCATGGTTTGCCATATTATAAATAAAGTCTTCCATAGACATATTTGATTTATTTTGCGGTAACGATGGTTCAGGTTCGAGTGCTGGTGCTGGTTCGGGTTCTGGTTCTGGTTCTGGTTCGGGTTCTGGTGCTGGTTCGGGTTCAGGTGCTGTCTCGGGTTCGTCTTCGTCTTCTGAATTAATAACATCATCGTGATTAGCCATATTATAAATAAAGTCTTCCATCGACATATTTGATTTATTTTGTGTTGTGGTAGTAACTGGTGGTTCTTGTTTTATAGTTGCAACTGGTGGTTCATCTTCATCATCAGAATTTATTACTAAATCACGTAATCGCTGTTGTTCTTGTGTTAATTTAGATTCCTTACTGTATAATAATTTCTCAATGTAACTATTCATTATGTAGTGTATTTATATATTACAATCCTAAAATATAATTGTTATATATATTATTTATTTAAACGCATATTGTAGTGTTTCTATAAATCCTTTATATTCGGGACTAGATTCTTTACATTTGGGTTTTCCAAATAAAAATTTACTGTAATTAAACCCAGTTACTCCATATTCTATCTTCTTTTCACCCAAATAATGAATAAAACCTATAATGGTAATTGGTATGGAAGTAAAGAATAGATATTTTTGCGTGTCTTTTATCGTCTCTATTTTTTCAGTAATATTTTGTGTTGGCATTTTATCGTCATCTTCTGGACTTACTGTATTGTCACCTATCTTATTACGGTTAATTTGATTTTCAGATTCAATTTGACTTAAATATATTTGAAGGACGTAAATAATCGCAAACATACCAAATACCAAAAACCAAACTACATAATTCAATTTGGATAAAAACATAAAAAATCCATAAAACAAAACAGAAATATAAACAAAGTTGGTAGATGTATATAGATTTGGACGAGTTAAGACAACAAAAAACATTAATGATAAAAATCCTAAGATATGTTTTACAATCATGTTATTTGAAAAAACTGTCTGTACTCTACAAGGAAATATTTCACCTAAATAGTTTGCTGACATTAATACTGATAATATGATAAAAGGGTTCGTAAATTCAGGGTCAAAATTATTTAAAATATCAAACATTATTCCTATATAGTAAATACATAAAAAACATACTTTATTGTGTAATTGTAACTTATGCGTATTTCTTTAATATTGCGTGTGGTATTAACGTATCACTAATAACATCTAATTTTTTAAAACATTTATTGATAGTTACTTCACTTACACCAGAAACTATCTTAATATCGTTTTTTGATATATTCAAATTACAACTTTGAGAAATCAAATAAATAATACCAGCAGAAATAGCGTGAGGAATATTGTCAGTAATGACATCATTTTTTTCTATTTTCAAAGCAACGAATTTGCATAACATTGTCAATTCACCATTAATATTTAATTTACTGCAATATCTTTCTATAAATGAACTAGGAAGTGTAGCACATAGTTCAGTTTGTTTTGATGGTTCAATACTTCTTTCTATATTATGTAAAATATTCACTGCCATAGAACAACCATTTGTAGCACTTGTTTTATCTAATTTAAATATTTCGGCTATTTCGTGTGCGGTTCGAGGACAACCATTCAAACGACAAGATATATAAATTGATGCTGCTTTGATTCCATCACGATTCATTCCACGAAACATTTTTTGTTCCGAAATATCTTTATAATTAATCATTGCGTGGTCTATAAATATACGTGGGATACCCGCATTTTGAGCCATAATGGTGATAAATTGAAATTCTTCATACAATGATTTTTCACGATGTGGCATAGATTGCCATTCAGTCCACTTACGTATTTTTTTCATTTCATATGATGATTTACTATTGCATATTACCTTACATCCAAATGAAGATTCTACTAATAATGGGTTTATTGGATTACCACAACGAGTAGGGTCTTTTGCGTTTTTATCTTCAGAACCGTAAAATCTCCATTCTGGAGAATAATCCAATGTATCTTTGTATATAACACCACAACCAGGACCAGTACAAGTTGGAAATCCATCTTCCATAATCATTAAAGGTGAATTACAAATATTACAAACTTCGGCGTCTTTAGCATACACACATTCAATCCGTTCCTTTTTTACTTCATTTTGCGAATCATATACATCCTTTTTATCATTATCATAAATATCCCATAATTTAGATTTATCGTAATTAGAACGATTTAGTTTTTTCTTTTGGGTTTTTTGTTTGTTTGTATTTTTCGCTAAATTAATATCATTTTGTTCTTTTAACGCAATACAAACTGTATCAGACATTAGTTTGTAATGATATTAATTAATGTAAAATTATACGCAATTTATTTATTCGTTATTTTATTTATTTATTTTCAATTTTATATAGGTGTATTATAATATAATGGACGCAATAAAAGGAATAGCACAAGAACAATTAGGAAGTATAAAAGAAGGTATAACTTCCGCAGCAGCAGAAAATAATGCAAAAGTAGCAAAGGAAGAAGCGGTTACATTGGGTGAAAAAATAGCACATCATACTTGTGATGAATTAAATAAAAAAATACCTACTATTATATCGGATATTACCAGTAAAATTATAGATCAATTAAAAGATAGAATAGATAGCGAAACATTTACTACTGACTTTATTAACGTTTTACAAACAAAGTTATTAGAAGATAAAACTTATTCGGAACCATTTTTAGCAAAATTTGATACTTTATTTGATACTATAATTAAAGAAGCTAAAATTAGACACGATAAGAAAGAATTCGAAAAGGAACAAAATACACCGAACCCAATGATCGGTAGTGGTTGTCATAAGAAAACCAGAAAAGGTGGTAAAAAGACATTTAAAAAAACCAAAAAGGTTCGTTTTTTATGAGAACTTGACCTTTTTCTCTAATTTTTCAAGCATTTCTGGTTTGTATACTAAAGCACCAGTAGGCTTATACTCACTAGTATCATTATACTCACGTTGAGGTTTTTGTAAATTATTTGGACCAGTATTAAATAATTTGCTATTTATATCATCATCATCTTCCTCATCTTCTTTTTTGACAATATTACCTTTTTCGTCTATAACCATTCCTGTTTTTTTTCTAATTTCAGTTCTTACATATGATGGTATCCAATTTTTCCAACTTATAAATAGTGTTCCAGGATGAATATATCTAACGTGAAATCCATTCTCCTCTAATTGTGCTACTAAATAACCAATACAATCACCTTGTTTATATACAGGTTCTCCAAATATATATTCTGGAACTTGGAAAAAAATGTGTGTATCACCTTTTTTTTGTCTCGATGTAAATTTAATACGTGTATGAACTCTATTTAATAATTTATTATACAGGTTTCGTTCTTTTATATCACGTTGCTGTTTCTTTTCAAATAGTTCGTCAATATCCATTTTATTTAGATTATCATCTTCATCTGTATGAATAAATATAGACATTTTTATAAATATACAACTATTCAGAAATTATATAGATATTTATTACGTATTATAAGAAATAATGAATTGTAGAAATGTTATAAAGCATATTGTATGTTCTGGTGGTGGAGTAACCGGATTTTCTTTTTATGGTATGTTAAAGGAATGTTATAATAGAAATATGTGGAAATTAGAAAATATAGAAACCATTTACGGAACTTCGATTGGTTCCATATTTGCGGTTATATTAGCATTGAATTACGATTGGAATACACTCGATGATTACCTTATAAAAAGACCTTGGCAGAATGTTTTTAAATTTGATTTATATTCCATATTGGATTCTCTTCAAAAACGAGGAATATTTGATAAAAAAACAATACAAGAATTATTAACCCCTTTATTTTTAGGTAAAGATATACCAATCCATATTACCATGAAGGAGTTTTATGAAATGACTAATATTGAAATTCATATATTTACAGCGGAAATAACCCATTTTGAATTAGTGGATATATCATATAAAAGTCATCCAGATTGGACTATAATAGATGCTGTATATAGTTCTTGTTCCATACCCATTATATTTTCCCCTCTTTTGAAAGATTCAAAATGTTATTGTGATGGTGGGTTATTATTAAATTATCCATTAGATAAATGTATTGAAAATGGTGCCAATATTAATGAAGTTATAGGTATTTCTAGTGATTTAAATACCAATATTGATAACGTAATGAATGAAAAATCCACACTTTTTGATTATATTATTGTTTTGATTAAAAAAATTATATCTGTATTTTTACCAAAACAAAAAAATGTAATTCCCAATGATTTTAAAATAAAGTCTCACGAAATATCCATATATGATATTATATCCACTACAAGTGAAATGAATGAAAGAATCAAATTAATAGATAAAGGTATTGATGTGATTTCAAATATATTCACATCAACTGAAATAAATCTAATGAGTAAAGAAGACAAATTACTCCATTAACATAGAATTTACGAAATGCTCTAGTGTAGTAGCGGAAATTTTAGAATCGAATTCAATGGTGTTCTTATCTTTTACCATCTTTACAGTAGGATAAGATTCTATGTTATATTTATTCATCATATTTTGAACGTCACTGCTTTCACTAGTGCAATCAATATCAGAACATTTTACTATATATCCATTTACTTCTTTATTATTATATTGTTTTTTGAAGTTTTCCCATTCAGGCATAGCTTTTTTACAATGGGGACACCAGTCTACGTGGAATAACATAATGCTAACCTCTTTATTTCTGCGAGGAGCATTTGGAACATCGGAAAATTTGTTTTCATTTTTCTTTACGAAATAATTGTTATAACCATACATAGCTGCGTATCCAAAAATAATAAGAGCAATTATTCCTACTATATATTTATAGTAAGGGCTAACGATTTTCTTTACCACTTCAATCAATCCAGGCATTATATAATATAACCATACTTTTTAGTTTGTAAAATAATAACGAATAATCACCTTAAATTTAGTAAATAATATTTTGTCTATATTTTATAACTTAATATGGGTAAAAATAAAACTATTAAACATAAGAAGATATATTCACTAAATGATTATAACAGCGGAGACGGTATGTTAACCAGTGTATGGGGTCCAGCATTATGGCATACTTTGCATACAATAAGCTTCAATTATCCTGTAAATCCAACCAAGAATGATAAACACAATTATCGTAATTATATATTAAATTTAAAATATGTATTACCTTGCGGTAAATGCAGAAAAAACTTAATTCAAAATTTTAAACATTTACCACTCCGAATGAAACATATGAAATCACGCGAAACCTTTTCAAAGTATATGTACGATTTACACGAACTTATAAACACAATGTTAGGAAAAGAATCCGGATTAACATATGAAATGGTTAGAGAACGTTACGAACATTTCCGAGCTAGATGTAGTATTTCTTTTAAAGAGTTGAAACCAGATGTAAAAACCAGAAAACGAAAGGAAAAAGGTTGCACTGAACCGTTATATGGAGAGAAATCGAAATGTGTTATTAAAATAATACCAAATAATGATAAAGAAGCTACTTTCCAGATTGATGAAAAATGTGTTAAGAAGATATTGGATTGATGATATATTTAGTAATTTGTAATATATCATCTTGATAGCGGAAATATATTTTAAATTATATATACGATTAAATATAAGAATGTCAGACAATTTACTAGAAAAAGAAATTACTACTAACAAAAATAAAAAACAAAAGTATATTCCTTTTTGGGGAGAAGACCCTAATGTCCTTTTTACACCCAAGTATTTAATGGAATTCTTTCCTACTGAAAATATGACATACGAACAAAAATTAAACTCTATCACCAGAACCGTAATTATATTAACCATTATAAGTATTGTAATTTACGGAGGAATTCGCCATTTTATCATTGGTCTCATTACTATGGCTTCTATTTTTATCCTTCATCATTATCATCAAAAAGAACAGAAGAAGGTTGAATCAAAAAAGGTTGTTGAAGAAGTAAAAGAGAGCTTTGAGAACCCAGCAATTGATTATTTAACACAAGAAGGTGAGGAAATACCTAATGACCTTTTTTCTGAACCTGAACCCAGCAACCCTTTTGGTAATGTTATGATGACTGATTATGATTATAATCCTAACAAAAAACCTGCTCCAGCTGCATTTAACCAAAATGTGAATGATAAAATATTGAATAATGCCAAGAAAATGGTTAGTGAAGCTAACCCCGACCAACCAGATATAGCTGATAAGTTATTCAAAGATTTAGGAGACCAATATGTTTTCGAACAATCGTTACGTCCATTTCATTCAAATCCTAGCACTACTATTCCTAACGACCAACAAGCATTTAGTGAATTTTGTTATGGTAGTATGATTTCTTGTAAAGAGGGTAATAACTTTGCTTGTGCTAGAAACTTATCTAGACATACTAATTATTAATTTTTATAATTTCAATATAATAATTATTACCTTATATTGAAATTCATTCTCTATCTATAATATAAATACAAGATGTCCACAGTTAGTCCTTATTTGTTTAATAATACCGATCGTATTGGTTCTGATAAAACCGACCAAACTCAAAATAACGTCCATAATACTAGATATGCTAATCATAATTTAGCAAGTTTTTTCAGTGAAAATACTTCTAACGAGCATGTTAAATTTGCCGTCCAACAACCTACTATGATGTTTAGTGGAAATACCCACGGTAATGGTTTGAATGGTAGTGTCGTTGATAATGAATCCACTTTGTTTATGAAAGCCGAACAAACAACACCTTTTGAAAAATTACAATTATTTCAGCGTCCTTTTGCTACTGTCCCTTACCTAGGACGTGGTAGCTGTGACCCTGCTCTTGAATCTCAACTTCAGCACGGTGAAGTTGTTGCTGGAAAGAAGAGCGTATCTACCATTATGGATAAATCTTTCTCCCAGTATCAACTATATCCTACTGATGATAAGATGGAAGAGCGTGTAAAAGATGCTTCTTACACTGTAGAGGAGGCTGCCCTAGATGGATGGGTTCGTGGAGGTCAATCTACACGCGAAATGTCTAATGATGAAATCATGCAGCACTCTAACCGTCCTAATGGAAATTTTTAAATAATTGACGTAATATTCATATAGTATATTTCATACTATATGAGTTTTTGATTCTTATGCGATACATTTTAATTTTGTAAAGTCCATGTTGATTGATACAAACTTTATAATAAATGGTATAATCTAATAATCAATATGTATCCAATCATCTAAGAATAGTTTACGATTTGTAATATCTGTATCTTTAAATACTATAACCTTTTTATTAACAGTATTACATAAGTAGGCTATCCATAAGTGAAATGTGCTTTCACTTAGAATAAAATGAGAACACATTCTACCTAAATATATTTGGGTTATATCATCTTCAACTACTTGTGTAGCAGGGTATATGTTTTGTAAATCAAATATTTCCCAAGCATTATCTACATCAGATATAATAAATAAATTTTCAATATTTACACCTATACCTTTTAATGTTTCTAATGCTTTGATATATGAATTACGAGTCAATTTCTTCATATGTTTGAAATCATCTCCTATACGAACACCAATCATAACACTATTTTCAAGATTTTTATACTTTGATTTAATATAATTATTTCTTATGGGGTCATTCAGATGTAAATATTCTGGTATTTTATGTATATATTCTTTAAATAACCCAATATTTTGACAATAACCTTTAATTATTATATCTGATGAAGGGATTACAATATTGTCGGTATAATCATTTACTAATTCAATTGCTGAATTGTTCGCTGTATCATAATAATCAAATTTTGAAAATATAGTTTTATCATATGTAATATATTCGTTTGAAATCGGATCATTACTTAGCTTTATTCGGTTAAATATAATGGATGTGCCATACTTTATTTCATAACTACCCGACTTTAAAAATATATCTAAATTGTATTTTTCTTTATAACCAATTGCTGTTGCAATTTGAAATAATGTGTTACCTAATCCAGCTATACCATCTAAATAAACATTATAGTTTTTTTTTTGAATAATACATAGTTTATTATCATATATGTTAATACTTTTAATATTATCTTGTATATACATTAATTCGTCTCCTTTAATAAAATGTGAGTCAATATTTTGATTTTGTATATTCTTCAAGAAATTGAGAGTGGAATATTTTCGATTATTGTTTGGAACATCTAGAAATCCGTCCCATTCGGATGTATGTAAATCTTCTATAATATAATAACCATTTGGTTTTAATTTTTTAAACAAATATTTTAATGATAATTGTTGATGACTCATTTTATGTCCTCCATCATCTATAATAATATCTAAATCAAATGTAATATTTTCATTTAAAAATTTTTCATCAGTTTGGTCTCCTATAAATGCTGTTATTCTATCAAAATTATATGTTTTATTTATATTGTTGTTTAAAAACACCGGGTCAGAAAAATTATCAATTCCGTATATTTTTGAATATTTAAAATAATCGCACCACATTAAATGGCTCCACCCTTCACGAATGCCAATTTCTAATACATTCAATCGTTTATCTTTTATATTATAAAATATATTTTCATAATGTCTAGTATAATTGTGTGATAATTTATCAGTTCCATACTTTTTTGCTAAAAAGTCTAGGCTAATATATTGAATTGAATAAAAGTCTTTAAGGTATATATCATAATCTAGTGGTAAATTGTCATTATCTTCAATTGGAACATATATTATGCTATTATTCTCTCTATCAAATAAATCCTTTCCATTTTTTATTCGTTCGCTTATTAGTTCTTCATTTGTAAATTTATTATGGTTGTATTCTTGATGAGTAAAATTTTCTAATTTATTTTTTATGAATTTTTCATTTCCAAAATAACTTAAATGCCAACCTGCGTTTTTAATAACCGGACAATCATAAAACCGTATATCCTCACAACATATATTCAGTTCTTTATATTTGTTAAATGTAAGTATTTTGGTATGATACCATTTATGATTCATCTTACAATTTAAATTATAATAATAAAAATCCAATTCAATTATATTAATATCTACTATAATTTTGTCATTTTTTATTAGTTCTAATGTTTTTGGATTAGGAATTTCATCTAGATCCGCAATTATAATAATATCATTATTGTTAAGTTCTAATTTATTTATTCCTCGCGAAATACAATTTCGTTGAAAATTTTCATTATTCCATTGTTCGTTTTTACTAATATTTATATTCGGGTATTTATGTGGAAAATCATCGACAATAATGTGTATTATTTTGTGATTGAATTTTTCAAATAAATGTTTATTATCTTGGTAAAATAGTGGTTTTTCTTTACCTACATGAGTATGTGTTGCTTCTACTAATACAAAATAATCCACAATATCATTCAAAATATTTAATCGGTATGTTAGCATATCTAATTCATTATAAAAAATGAAACAATCTATTATTTTTCGTTGAATATGAGAAAAATGATAATTATTAGAAGGATATACATCAATATAATGATTTATTTTTGAATTATGAAGTTCATATACAGATGGATTATTTTGACACAACCAAAATTCAGCATCACATCGATTTACATTTTCTGTTTTTTCAATTAAAGAAGGTAATTTAGATACATATTGTGAATTAGCCCACCAAAAATTTCCACTAAAATGTTTTGGACTTCTTATATTCATTCGTTCATCATAATAATTACAACCAACCGCTTGAAATCCTTCTTGTAATTTTTCAAGACATAATTCAAAACGTTCGACCAAAAAATATAGCATCATATCTATCCAATCATTTTCTTTTTGATTATTATCATCGTAACTAATGCCTTTGCTATGTAAATATAAAATATTACAATTCGTATTTTCTTTAGAAAATTGGCGTATTTTATTGATTGTTGGCATTTCATATAAAGCAGGATTATCTGAATAATTACAAATATTAAATTTATCACCATATGTATTTTCTTTTATAGGAACACCAATATTATTAATGTATATAGTTTCTAGATTATGTATCAACCCTGTTGTTTTAATTTTTTCAATTAAATATTCCAATCTTTTTAACCCTTTATTTTTTAAATGACAACTATGAATATAACATATATTTCTAGGTAAAATACGGTTAATTTTATCAACATTAAAAAAATCTTCATAGTCAATTTGCTTTAAGTTGGGGTATTTATTAACAAATTGTTCGTCCAATTTATAACTTGTTTCTGACAATACGTTAAATCCTGCTTCTAATAATCTATCACAACGAATATGTTCGAATATTAAACTAGTAACTTTCCAAAATCCGTGAATATTTAAAATTGTTTTACATTTTGCTAGTTCTTTATCCCTATCAAGACTCCATCCACCAATTATATTTACAGTAAAATTATGTTCCTTTAAAAAATTAATAATTTTCATTCTTCTAGGTGTAACATCTCCACGCAAAGCTTTTAATATACCAAAATCATATTCCTTTTTTGTATTTTTATGTAAATTAGTTAAAGTTGTAAGTTCATCACTATTACATTTATACGGTAAATATATTTTGTCTTGAATATTTATTTTATTTTCTTTTAATATTTGTAAGTTACTTTTACTATAGTCGTAATATTTCCAATTAGGATATTTATTTAAAACATCTATACTATTGTTTAATCTCAATTGATTATTTAATGGTTCTGTATTAATAAAGCTAAATTCAGTATTTGATAAATTATTTATTATCTCACTATCAAATACTTCATTTGCAAACGTTATTTTATTAGGTGGATTTGTTAATAGTTCTTCTCTATTATTAGTTAAGTAAATGAAATATTCTTCGTGTATGTTATTTAAATTATCAATATATGTTTGGACCATTTCTTTTTTAAAATCCAAAGAACAATAAAACGCCCATTGTTTTTTATCTAATTTTATCTTATTACTCAATTTGACTGGTTTATTTTTCCATATAATTTCATAATAACAGTTATCATTTTTATACATCATATGAAAAAAATTTACTAATTCTTCTTCAGAACAATCTTTATAACTATAGCATTTCATTCTATAAAATCCTAGTGAATTTAATTTATTCCATACTTCTGGTAGTGTCAATTTATTACTCAAAAATAAGAAGTCATTTTTATCATTATTATGTAGTTCTTTTAATCTATCATTATCAATCGCATCATTAATAATGCAATATTGTTTATTATAATCCATGTTAATTCTAGAATTCATTCTTTTATGTTGATATTCAGGTCCTCGTTTCCAAATATCAGAATGATGTGTAATGTAAATTGGATTTTCATAAGCATCCAACTGTTTCATTTTATCATGAACACCATACTTTTCATAGAACATAGGACTAATGTAAACGGGTCCAATACGATTAATTTCAGCATTTCGAATTGTTGAAAAGTTATTACCTTTATCATTCATATATTGAATATATTGTGCTTTATTATTTTTTACAACTTTGTATTTACTACAACAGGTCCTAAGGAGGATTTCATAATCATCACATATTGGCAAAAATTCCGAATAACTTTCTAATTCCATTAAAACAGAACGTTTCCAAATACGTGGATGATTCGGTAAGCACGTTAAATGACTTAATGTAATATTATTAATATTTGGAGTGTTATAAACATATCCCCAATAATTATTTATACATTCACTATAATATCCACTATAACCTTTACAAAGATTTTCACCATACATAGCATTTTGTCCGTTACGAAATAAATTAATAGTATCACCGTATACAAAACCGACTTCTGGGTCCGATTCGAAAATATGGAAAGAATCTGATAAACAATCTTTTAATATTTCATCATCATGGTCCATTTCTAATATGTATTTACCACGACACAATGATATAACTTCATTTTTTACATTACCGATGTTCCCACTATTTTTATCTCTTTTATATAATCGAACACGATTATCATTTGCCAATGTTTTTTTAAGAAATGTAAAATGGTCGTCTTCTGGTGTGTCATCCATAATAACCCACTCCCAGTCTTTCAATGTCTGTTTTTTAATAGATTCATACGCAGTGTTAATATATTCATAACTTTTATAACATGTAGTGAATATAGAAAATACAGGTCTGGTGTTTTCTCGGTTATCAATGACGTTTGATATATAACAATAATTTACGTGTTTATTGAATTCTTCTATATTCGATATATCTTGTTTATGAATCCATCTTTTACAAAATCGGGATGGTATATGAGGTAAAATATAATACTGATATTCTTCATAATTACCATATGTAATCAATATGTGATAATTCGGATTATATAGTTTATTTAATTCATTCACATCATTAATTATATGGAAAGAACACATAAACGCATCTTTATTACTTTCTATAAAATTATCTATTGATGCATATTTATAATGACGAAAAAATAAAATATACGGATATCTAGAATTAGACATATGTTATATTACACAACTACCGCTTTAATTACATTTGAAACAATAATCTATTTGGTTATTTGATACCGATAATACCGGATTTTGAACGAATTCGTTATATTTCAAATATTCACATATTTCAATAAATAGGTCTTTAATATTTACATTATAATTATAGTAATGCAGCAACATTAGAAAAGTGTTTGTTAATACACCTACCTTCTTTTGTAAAAAAACATTGTATTTTTCCATACTCAATTGGGTATCTTCCGAACCACTAAGAGCATAAATGTGTTTATTGATTACGTTGTTGTTTATATTTATTAATGATAAACTCTTACTATCATTCGCATAATGATACGACCAAGGTAAATCGCATATACTTCCACTATGACAACAATCTAATAGCAAGAACAAATTACATTTCACATTTTTTATTATAGCGTATATTTCATCATCTAATATTACACCTTTCGTTTGGAAATCATATGGTATCATAACACTATCTATGTTTGTCAATTCATCATTTGAACGGTCTCGTCTAACAGAACCGTGTCCGCTATAATGAAACCATAGCTCGTCTGTTTCTTTGCTGTTGTTTATAAATTCATTTAGATGATGTAATATATTATCATTTGTAGGAATGAAATCATCATCATTTACATCCTCGTGTAGCATAGTTATATTTTCTGTTTCAAATCCCATCTCGTTTATTAACATATCACGCATACGAAAAATATCATCTATGCAACCTGTTAATTCACTACCTTCGATTCCTTTATAATTTATTCCGATTAATAGAGCGATTTTCATAATATTTTATTTGTAGAAAATATTATTTACAAAACAAATAATACAAATGTAATATCACAATTTAAATTATAACCACATTGTATATAAATGGAAAATTCTAGTTCTGCTACTAGTAATATAAAAATTCCATCAGAACAAATATTCAAAATACATTATCTTGATTATAGTGGCACTGAAAATAAGATAATTCTTTTTGCCAATAGCAATCAACCTTTCAATTTAAATGAAATCTTTAGCGAAGATGAGATAGTAAATATCAATCTAAAGAATATTGAGGTGGTGTTTTCGTCACAACAAATTTATACAGATGATACAATACGAACTATTAAAAAGAAAATTATAACAGAAATTGGCAAAAATGTAATTTCGTATCCAGAATTGTATCTTTTTTCGAAAGTAGATAGCGATGCAACATTATTTCAAATATATACTTCTATTACACGTGATAATAAAATCCCATTTACACATGTTATGCTAGGACAATTATTAACCAATTTAGGTATTGACGATAAGGAAATCCTTGATAAAATACCTATACAAGACAGTTATACATATATTGATTTAACCAAATATTTATCTGATTTTGACGGAAAACAAGAATTATGGAAACCGGTCGGACCCAAATTCACAAATAACAATATTGATTATTTGTTCCAGGCAAATCCATATAATATATTAAATGCCGATAATAATCCTTTCTATCCTTCCAATGAAAATCCTCTTATTTCTTTTGAGAACAATGTTTTATTGTCATATGGAGATTTGATGAAAAATGTCATTTATGCAACTTCTGTGTCTGATGTTCTCGAATATGCCAAAACAATTCAATTAGATGATGAATATGTAATACCTTTATATTTTCCATTGTTAGAAAAATCCAATGTCTTTACTGGAAATGATGTCGTTCAAAACAAACAAAAATTATTAGCCGAGAACGATAAACTTTATGATAAGAGTTTTATAAAAGTCGAAGAAAATTTACATACGGTTTATGACTTATATAATAACAACTCTCGGGATGATATCAAATATTCTCAAAATGGCATACAATTTGTGGATTTTACAATTCATCCCCAATCCAAAATAAAACTACCTTTGGATGTTTTATTCAAAAATATGCACGCTACAAAGAAGATTCCTTTTATCAAATACAACCCTGGAGCCAGATTTGAAAAAATGTATAGAGCATATTCGGAAGATATTACGAAAACAGGACAACAAATTCCGTTTTTATCAAAATCGAATGTTATGAACTATTCCAAAAATATTGGTAAGGTATTACAGATTTCATTAGTCGTTCAGAGTTCTCTCCAAAATAAGGTCTTTGATGTAATTATTAGTATCAATCAAAACGGAAATATTGATGTATTATGTGATTTTTCATTAAAAGAATTGGAAACTCCTAGAAATATTACTATGTTTGCATTACCAAGTGTCACTGAATTGGAAAACTATTTAAAAGATATTGTTAATGATACTATTGAAACATTAAATACCTATATAAGTAATCTTGGTTATAAATTACAAATGTTTTCCAGTTTTAATCATAATAATGTTGAAATCAAAAATATTCATTATAAATTATGGTCTCCTCTAACGCAAAATATTTCTCTTAATGAGAACTATCCTTGTCTTACCAATATGTTTGAAATTCAGGAAGTTGAAAAAGACGCTATTCAAATGAGGTTCAAACGTGTGAATAATTATACCCAGATGAATGCTATCAATTCTATGATTACGGAAACCTATAAACGTTCTAATAATGAAAGAGAAGTTGTAAATGCACTGATGATGAATTACGACCTTACCGAACAACAAGCACTTCTTGAATTTACCAAGTATTTAAATGATTTTACTCAAATTAACGGTCAATATGTAAATAAAAATATTGATATTGTAGAAAGTCCTGGCTTTTCTGTTGAATTGGGTAAGTTACAAACTGGGCTTATACTACATATCGATGTTACCCAAATTACAGATATACGTTATATTGGGTTATTAAATATATATTTTGAAAGTTTCTTGCGGGTTTCACAAAATATTGGAACAAAGGGTATAAGCAAAACTAGAATCAACCAATTATGTTCTAAAAAATATGACAGTGTAAAAGAACCTACTATTGAGAACATTATTATACCTAATCAAAAAATTGTGAATCCCATAGTTGATACTGAAAATATTGACATAGAAGAAGACGACGATGAAGATGAAGATGATGAAGATGGTATTTTATTTATGGATGATGATGAAGACGACGACGAAGACGAAGATGATGAAGTCGATTATGACGCTGAAGGAGGAGCTAAATTAAAATCAAAATCGAAAGCAAAAATTACTGACCCCAGAAAATATTTATTTGATAAACTGAAAATGTTAGAACCCGATTTAATACTATCTAAACCTATGGGTAATTATAAAGCATTTTCACGTGCTTGTCCGAGTAATATTATGAGACAACCTGTTATTCTTACCAATGAAGAAAAGACACAAATCGATAAAAAAAATAGAAACGCATACAATTATGCCCTTCGATATGGCTCAAATAAGGAAAATCCTCATTGGTTCATATGCCCTCGTTATTGGTGTTTAGACAATAATCAACCTCTGACTAAAACACAAGTCGATTCGGGTGTATGTTCTGAAAATGTATTCGAATTTACTGACCCAAGATACCACGTCGATAAAGATGGCAAATACGTTCATCATAAACCCGGATTTTTACCTAATGATACGCACCCGAAATACGGTGTTCCTTGTTGCTTCAGTAAAGATTGGAACTCTTCCCAGTTAGAAGAACGTAGAACTAAATGGGGAATAACAAATAACGATATTGATTTACCAAAAGGCACTAATTGGGAAGAAATTATAGATGGCACTCAAACCGAACTAACCGGTGTTATTGAAGCAAAAGATGAAACTATCGCCGAACAAACTTTAAAATCGCAAAAACAAGTTGCTCGTGATATAACCACTATTAAATACTTTTCTAATTTATCCTTATTTGAAACACCTGGTTCATGGGTTTTCTTACCTCGTTCCGTTCAATTGTTTATGGACGTGAATTATCAAAATGTTCTTATGCCCGAAAATCAACAAAAAATCAAGAACAATCAAATTGCATATTTACTATATACGGTTGAACGTAAATATAAACAATCATTTATTGGCTGTCTGGCTACAATATATGCTGATATGCGTAATGTCTCCTTGCCGTCTATTAATGAAATGAGAAACATTATTGCAGATTCTATTACATTAGATATGTTTTTACAATATCATAATGGTTCCTTAGTTTCTACATTCCAACCAAAACGATTCCGTGTCAATAATGATTTCTTAAATCAACATCATAATAGCTTGTTTTATCAATCATTAGATGAGGAAAGCGAACAACAAATGGATTTTTACGAATCCACTGTCGCTTCCTTTCAGAAATTTTTAGAGTATTTACGTGATGATGATTCCTGGATTGATTACGTTTATTTGTGGGATATTATTACAATGCCGAATCCTGGGTTATTTACAGAAGGTTTGAATCTCGTTATTTTAAGCGTTACTGACAATGATATTACTGATAATGTTGAAGTTATATGTCCTACTAACTCCTATAATTCTAAAATATTCAATAAGGATAAAAATACACTCATACTGGTGGAGCAAAATGAATATTATGCTATTGTATCTCAATATGATAACACGGAAAACAATAGTATTAAACGAACTTCTACATTCAAATATGAAACGAACTTACCTCAAATTAAACAAATTATGAAAAAAATACAAAATACTAATAAATATTGTAAACCTCTACCAAGTATGCCAAAAGAGTATAAATATAAACAAAATCTTACGGCTAACAATATACTCGATATTTTAAACCAACACGATTTTATAGTTGATTATCAAATATCTAATTATCGGGGTAAGAATATCGGATTTATGATAAGAATTTCAGACGAAAATACCAACACTCTTTTTATTCCTTCTTCTCCTTCATCTATTGTTGATAATATAAAAGTCAAGTATATGGATAATATTGACTGGAACGATTACGTTACCACCCGAGATCTTCTTACTCAAATTAGTGAAAACACAGAAGGCAGGATTTTATGTAAACCATTGTTAAAAATTGTCGAAGATGAACTTATTGTAGGTATATTAACCGAAACAAACCAAGTTTTACAAATTAATCCTCCTATTCCAAATGACATTGATGATGGTATTGATATTATTAAGGTAAAAGGATATAATGACTATTATAAAGCGGATAAACAAATTCAAACGGTAAAATATGAGGATAAACAGCGATATGAGGTTGTTCGTAATATTCGTCTTGAAACCCAGTTTTATTCCTCTTTTAAAACTACTATTCGCATACTTTTAAATGACCCTTCTTATATTACGTTACGAGACCAGCTATTGGAAGTTATTAATAATAATCGCTACTTATATCGTATTAAACTCCAAAAAATAGAAATATTAATCAAACATCTTGTTCGTAATACGGTATCTTTTGATGATATTGATGAGAATGTATTAAAGAGTATTGAGAACGTGGATACATGCAGTAATAATAAAACACCCTATTGTATTGTTAAGAACAATAATTATCAACTTAGTATTCCTAGTAAAAATTTAATCACTGGTATTGATAATGAAAAATTATATTTTGCTCGAATTGCTGATGAACTTGTTCGTTATAAACGTGTTCGTTTGTTTATGATGGAGCCTAAAAAGTATTTAAATATCGGAACTGTTGATTATAAGGTCAATCCAGACGAGGTTATTTTATTACAGTCTGTTTTAACCGACGAATATTGGGAAAATATGGAACCTTTCTATATGAATTCATACATTAGCAATCTTAACTATGATAATGCCGACCCAAATGTATCACAAAAATATTCCTCCGAAGTCTCATTAAAACAACAAGACGATGCTGAACCTGAAGGGAATAAAAAAGAAACCGGTATGTTATGTATTAAAGAGGAAAAAAATGAAGTTATTGGAAATAATAACAGCAAATGGAAGAAAATATTCCCTTCCGATTCAAGAGAAACTATTTTTACTTGTTCTCGTGTTTGTGGTTATAATTTAATTAAAAGCATATACAATACTCATTTTAATCAAAATATCACGATTGATACATTGAAAAACACTCTTATTTCACAATATAACCACTACATCGGACAACATAAATCTAAAATATTCAATATTTTACGGAAACAAAATGGTAAAAACACTATGATAAAACGTGTGGAACAAAATAAAATGACTTTGGAGGATTTGATTATTAGTGAAGAATATTATATAACTAATCTTGATATGTGGGTTTTGGCATCTTATTACAAATTACCTATTATGTTATTTTCCCAATCACCTCTTGAAAATTTACATTTGAATGTTGATTGGGTACTATTCGGGGGTAATTACGAAAAAGACAAAATCTTTTTTATTCGTAGTCCCGCTATATCTACTACGTGTCCGGAATATAAAATGGTAACACCCGAACGACCTTTATACGATTTGAATGGGTTTGTTGATGTTTTTGAAAATCCAGAAAATTATATTAATAACATTATGGATTTTGAAAGTTATTTGAATCAAGTTTCTTTAGTTTTTGAGTAGAAATATATAATATTTTGTTGTTGAATATTTTGTGGGGTTTGAAAAGAATATAATAAAAAATATAGAATATTTTATTATATGAGTTGTTATGGTAATAAATCAAATATCTTATGTAAAATATTGAAAAATAATTACACTTCCTTTAGCACCTGATGTACCTCCTACTCCATAGTCATTCGGTGTATCTCCTCTTCCACCTGATCCTCCATGTCCTGAACCATCACCTGTACCAGTGAGTTGTCCTAAATTAAACGTATAATTACCATTTTCTAAAGTACCACCAGAACCACCTTGATAAACACCCTGTGATGGATCATACCAATATGTACCACCATTACCTGTACCAGATTGATTCGATATAAAAGTACCACCATTTATATGTTTAGAACCTGTTCCGCCGTCACCACCATCATCATATCTTATACCTTTTCCTCCTCCGGTTGCTTTTACAATTGTTGCACTACCACCGCCAGCATACGTATATTTTACTGTAGTTTCACCACCATCACTACCTTGTATTCCTGAACCATTACTAGTACGTTTAGCACCACCAGCACCACCACTTCCAATAGTAATGTCTAACATAAGGTTTACTGGGTCTATTTCATTTTGAGTAAAATATCCAAATGCCATACCACCAGCACCACCACCACCACCACCATAATCAACTCCCCCTTGTTGTGCAGAACCACTTTGCCCACCACCACCACCACCAATAGCCAAAATTCCAACTTTGGTCCAGCCTGGTATTAATTTTATATTGTTCGTGCTACTTGTATAAACTTTATAATAAGGCGCAATTCGTTTACCTATATCCATACCATTTATTTTATATTCAATCGGTCCAGCAGCCGCATATGGTGAATTAGTGTATGCTGTATCTAAGGTAGAAGCATTTGTATAATTGTAAGAAGTTAATATTCCTTTACGAAAATATTGTAAGCCAGAGCTATTATTATTATTTTCATTAATTGTATAGCTAGAAAGAAAATCAAGTTGATTTGATGCAGTACCCGTTCTATCTATTGCGAATATATGAGAAGTATTATTCTTAACAACATAGTTAGCAAGATGATTATATACTAAAATTAGCCCTTTATCTGTAGAAAACGTACTTGTATTAGTATTAATAATTGTTTCACTTACGTTTGTGCCTTGATAATAAGGAACATAATCTTTGAATGTGGGGGGCAATTTTAAATAGGCTGGGTTATTTAATGTTGAGACAGAATAAAAAGCATTAATACCAATTGTATTAACTGAATGAGGTATAGATTGAGGACTATCCCAATTTAGAGAATTTTTAAAACACCTATCAGGAATAGTTGTAAAATTTGGATTATATGGTAATTTAAAACTCTTCAAATTGGAACAATTACCAAAAGCCTCATTACCTATTGACGTAACACTATCTGGAAGTGTAATTGATGTTAATGCTGTATTAGAAAAAGCAACATAACCTATTGACGTAACACTATTACCAATTGTAACCGTTGCTAACTGACTAGAAAGATAAAAAGCATAATTACCTATTGATGTAACACTATCCGGAATATCAATAGAAGTCATATTCCAGTTTCCCTTAAATGCATAGTTACCAATTGTCGTAACACTAACTGGAATTATAATGGACGTCAATGCCGAATTATGAAAACAATACTCAGGAATGGTTGTAAAATTATAATTATTAGGCAAAGTACAAGAAGTCATATTCCAGTTTGCAAGAAACGCACTAGTACCAATTGTCGTAACACTATCCGGAATATCAATGGAAGTCAGTCCCGAATGATAAAAACAATTATCAGGAATGGTTGTAAAACTTGTATTATTAGGTAAAGTACAAGAAGTCATATTTGAGGTTCTAAGAAACGCACTATTACCAATTATTATGACACTATCCGGAATATCAATAGAACTCAATCCCGAATATTGAAAACAATTATTGGGAATGGTTGTAAAACTTGTATTATTAGGCAAATCACAAGACGTCATATTAGTGGTTCCGTCAAACGCATTAGTACCAATTATCGTAACACTATCCGGAATAGTAATAGAATTCAACCCCGAACCTTGAAAACAAAACTCAGGAATGGTCGTAAAACTACTATTAGTAGGCAAAGAGCAAGAAGTCATATTAGTGGTTCCGTCAAATGCATTAGTATTAATTGTTGTAACACTATCCGGAATAGTAATGGAAGTCAATCCC